GGCCTCGGCATCACGCCCTATGAGCTGCACAGTGCGGCCGGTGTGGTGCAGATGCTGCAAAATCGTTGGAAACCAGATTACGGCCTGCCTTATCTCGTGCCGCCTTTTGGTGATAATGAGCAAGACCGGAAGAAAATCGATGAGGGGGTTCAATATTATGAAGCCCGTAAAAAGAAATAGACCGATCGGCCTATTGCCGATGGCGCTGCTGTGTGCAGCGCTCAGCGGATGCGGCGACCGGATCCGCGGCAAGGTGATACGCCAGCTGCCGCAGCCCGGTGGCGGACTGACCGCGATCCTTACCGAGGATTATGGCTGGAACGTTTATTACGATGTCTATCTGAAGCGAGATCAGGACGGGTTCGTCGAGCGTGTGTTCTCAACTTTCGACAACGATGCCGCGCCGCAAATTCGCTGGCAAAATCCCAAGGCGCTGGTGGTGAGCATGGCATGCGGCGATATCGTTCATTACGAAAATGAATTTCCCTATAAGTGGAAAGGCGAATATCAGGATGCTTTTATCGGGCTGGAGGGTAACCTACTCTGCAAGCATCAAGGAGAAGCGGCGCCAGGCTTGTGAGATTTGAAGCGGAAGGCCTTCGGGGGTGGAACGGAGTTAGGAGACGGTCATGGTACAGATGCCGAAGCAGCCCGCGAATTGGGACGAAACGTGGAGCGATGATCAGGATGCTGCCTTGCCGCAGCAACCACCTGACACTACGGGATCCGATACGGGAGATATTGCCGGCAAGATTTGGAACCTGCCAAACAGCATTCTTGGTGCAGCATATGGAGCCGCCGGTTATCTCGCAGGATGGCCCAGCTATTTTCTTGGCCTGCAAGATAATCCGCCGGGTATCACGTCGGGCAACAACGCCATCCAGTTCACGGACAACCCGTTTGGTGGCGTTGGGGCGATAACAATCGGCAATACGCAAACTTTCGCGCCAGACACATCACGCACGGACAATCGCAAAGCACTAGGGCCGCACGAAGAGCAGCACACCTACCAGGGACAGCAGCTGGGACCGTTTTATCTGCCGTCCAATATTCTGGGAGGAGCGTCTGGCTTGCTGATTGACGGAGAGTGGCGCGGTGGGCACAATTGGAATGAGGTGGGTCCGTACCAGAACCCGCCGAGGCCTTGGCCGAAATGAGACAGTATGAAACGGTACGGTTCGTTGCTGATGCTGTTGCTGGCGCCGCTTCTTACGGCCTGTCCGCCGCCTTCATATGTCACGCTGTTCAATAACTCCGATCTATCGACAGATGTGCATGCCAGCGGCGATAACGCCACAGTCGCGCCAAAGCAGTTTGTCCGGTTTCAGGGTCCTTTTGTGAGAGGCAGTCACGTTTTTCGCCTTTCGAGCGGTGGCTGTGAGTATCTCTATGATCTTCCACCGGATCTCCGCGTTTATGAGACCGATCCCTATTCGAGACGCGGTGTTCAGATCCAGGTGGAACAGGATTTCAGCGTCAATCTGTTGCCGCCGTCCTATGCAGGCGATGCGCCTGCTTCCGGTGAGATACTGTTACGGCGGGAGGGTTTTCCATTAAAGCCGGTTGCGCGCAAATGCGGGTAGCGCCGCCGCGAAAATGACATTAGCCCGGACAATGTTGGCGCAGCTCTAACGAGAAGTCCATGACACGGTTGAGGTTGCATCTGGTTTTGCCATTGCTGACGCTTTTACTCAGCGGCTGCCAAATCTTTCTGGATGCCACATTGTTCAACAATACGGACGAGGATGTGGAAATAGACGCAGGTAAAGACATCGTCGCAGTCGCGCCGAACCAGTTTGCGCATTTGACTTATCCCAACGAGAGCACCGATCGGGTCTTTCGCCTCGCCATCGGCAAATGCGTATATCTTTATGAAGTTCCAGAGGCGCTCAAGGATTACCATCTCCCAGATTTTCAGTTCAGGACCGGCCGGGGCGTTCAAATCCAGGTCGAGAAGGATTTCAGCGTCAATCTTCTGTCTCCGTCTTATGCAGGAGATACGCCAGCTTCCGGCGAGATGATTTTGCAGCGCGAGGGGTTTCCACTCCACCCGATTGACCGCAAATGCGGTCAGCGCCAGGGCTGAGAAAACAGATCAGGCGCTGCGGTTCTTGCCGCGGGCGGCGGTTTCGCGCAGCTGCTGGACGATGAGATCGAAGTCGTAGGGTTTGCGCAGGAACTGGGCGCCGCAGAGGTCGGCGGCCATGTTTGTCTTGCCGTTATAGCCGCTGGCCAGGACCACGGGCAGGCCGGGCCTGTTGTCGTGAACCCATTTGGCCAGTTCAAAGCCGTCGGTGCCTTCCAGCTTGATGTCGCTGAACACGACATCGACATGGGTGTGGCGGGAGAGGCATTCGATCGCGGCCTCGCCGGAGGGCGCGGCGATGACGGTGAAGCCGCAATCCTTGAGGATCTCGGTCAGGACACCGCGCATCATATATTCGTCGTCCACCAGCAGAACGGCAGGCTGGTTCGGGCGGCGGTTGGGGAAAGGAATGATGTCGGCCATGTCAGTGCCCCACGAGATTCGATGTAACAACCGTCCAGTGGCGGTGCGGTTCCGCACCGTTCGAAAAAATTCTTCTTTAGAAACAACGCGCTAAACCTAATCGGCACTAAGGTGTTGTTAACGTTTGCAAATCTGACAGCAAATCCATGATTTGCAGCGTGTGCGGCACGCCGGGCGGATCGTTTGCGGACGCCATTTTGCTGTGACGGCCTAACCCAACCCAAGGAAACTGCATGACAATCGAAAACGCGCTCGCCGCGAACGAACCCACTTTGCCCGATCAGACCGATGCGCCCGATGAGGTCGAGGTCGAATATGAAGGCCAGACCTATAGCGTGCCGGCGGCGCTGAAAGACGCGCTGCTGCGCCAGTGCGACTATACCCGCAAGACACAAGAGGTGGCGGAAGGGCGCAAGGCGCTGGAATCCGAACGCCAGGCGCATCAGCACGGCGCCAGCCTGACGCGGGCGCACATCCAGGACGCGGCGCGGGTGGTGGCGCTGAACGACCAGCTTGCCCATTACGACCGGATCGACTGGGGCAGCCTGCAGGCGCAGGACCCCGAGCGCGCCAAGCTGTTATGGCAACAGCGCGCCCAGATCCGGCAATTGCGGGACCACGCCGCCCGCGCCTGGTCCCAAAAGGAACAGGACAACACCTCCCAGGCGCAGCGGGCGACCGCCAAGCGCGTGGCTGAGGTGCAGGCGGAGCTTTCCCGGCTTGTCCCGGAATGGTCGCCGGAGCTTGACGCGAAACTGGCAAAGTATGGCACCGCCGAAGGCCTCTCCGCCCAGGAGATTGCCCAGGCGACACTCCACAATCCGGTTTTCGCCAAGCTGCTGCACAAAGCGCATCAATTCGACCAGGCCGCCAAGACGAAGAATACCCAGCAGACATTCGATGCCGCGCAGGCGGCCCGCCCGGTGACACGCGTCGGCGGAAACGGGGGAACGGCGTCGCGCCGCACCACCGATTCCAGCGGCGACGCGCTAAGCACCGAGGAATGGGTCAAGCGCGAGCGCGAGCGGCTGCGCAAACGCTAATCCATCAATTCAAGGAACCATCATGTCCAACACACTTCTGACTTCCACCCAGGTGACCCGCAAGGCCCTGATGATTTTGCACCAGAAGCTGAACTTCGTCGGCTCGATCAACCGCGGCTATGACGACAGCTTCGCCAAGGACGGCGCCAAGATCGGTGATACGCTGAAGATCCGCGTGCCCAACCAGTATACCGTGCGCAGCGGTGCGACGCTGAGCGCGCAGGACACCGCGGAGACCACGGTGAACCTGCAGGTCGCGACCCAGAAAGGCGTGGACGTGAATTTCTCGTCCAACGAGCTGACCCTGAGCCTGGACGATTTCGCCGACCGCATCCTGGACCCGGCGATGGCGGCGCTGGCGGCCAATATCGAGGCCGATGCGATGAGCATGTACAAGGATGTCTATCAGCAGGTGAACAATCAAGGCTCAACCTTGACCTTCACCAAGGTGCTGCAGGGGCGCAAGCGGCTGGTGGACAGTCTGGCGCCGCTGAACGACCGCACCTGCAACCTCAACACCCAGGACAATGTCGATCTGGTGGATGCGCTGAAGGGCCTGTTCCAGGACTCGAACAATATCGCCAAGCAGTACCGGGAAGGCTTTATGGGCCGCACCGCCGGTTTCGACTTTGTCGAAAACACGCTGTGGCCGAGCCATGTGTCGGGCACGGAGAATGGTTCGTCGCCGACCCTGGCGGTCAGCGGCGCAGGCCAGACCGGGGCGGCGGTGACGGTGAGCAACGCCTCCAGCAAGACGCTGAAGAAGGGCGATGTCGTCACCTTTGCCGGCTGCTTCAGTGTGCATCCGGAAACCAAGGTTGCTTCCAGCCAGTTGCAGCAGTTTGTGGTGACGGCGGATGTGGCGACCAACGGGACCTCCATCCCGGTGAGCCCGTCCATCATCACCAGCGGAGCGACGCAGACGGTTTCGGCTTCGCCCACCGATGCGGGCGCCGTGACCAAAGTGGGTACCGCGAGCCAGGCTTACGGCTTGTCGATGGCGTATCAGAAGAATGCCTTTGCCTTCGCCACGGCCGACCTGATCATGCCCAAGGGTGTGGACTTTGCGGCGCGCGAAGTGCTGGACGGTATTTCGATGCGCATTGTGCGCCAGTATGACATCACCAACGACAAGTTCCCCTGCCGTATCGATGTTCTGTATGGCTACAAGACGCTGCGGCCGCAGCTGGCTTGCCGGCTGGCGAACAACTAACCACTCCCAACTGGGCAGTGCCGGCAAAGCGCCGGCACTGCCGCTTTTCTTATGAGGTTTGGCGGATGGCGTTGGACGGAAGCTATGACGGATTGAAGGACAGTATCGGCGATTTTCTCAACCGGGGCGATCTGGCGGCGGTTGTTGCCGATTTTATCACCCTGGCCGAGGCGCAGATGGCGCGGCGGTTCGTGGGACGGGTGCGGCAAGGTCTGCCGATTCCGCGGCGGCTGATCAAACGGGCAGATGCGGCGGTGGCGCCGGGGCAGGAATATATCCCGGCACCCCCGGACTTTCATGGGCCGGTGGAATTTGTGCTGCAGGCCGACCCGATTGTGGCGCTGGACTATCTCGATAGCGCCAATCTGCAGGCACAAAAGGAGGCGGGCCGTGTTACGGGCGCTCCGCGCTGGTACGCGGTTGTGGGTGGGGAGTTGCAGCTGTTTCCCGCCGCGGATCAGGATTACACCGGCGAACTGACCTATATCGCGCGGGTGCCGGCGTTGAGCGGCGTCAATCCGGTCAACTGGATCCTGCAGGATTATCCTGACGCTTATTTGTATGGCGCGCTGGTGCAGTCGGCGCCCTATTTGAAAGACGATGCCCGGGCCGCGACCTGGGGGGCACTGTTCACCGCGGCGCTGGACGATATCTGCAATGCCGACCCCATGCCCGGCGATACGTCGCGGCTGCGCACCCATCTGCCGCAAGGACGTCTCGGCTGGAACATGGAAACGGACCGGTAAATGAGCACCTTCACCAAATTCAACTGCTTTGTCGCCGATATCGCCAACAAGGTGCATAATCTGGGCGCCGACACGCTGAAGATCATGCTGAGCAACAGCGCGCCCACCTCGGCGAATTTGGTCAAGGCGGACATCAGCGAGATTTCGGCCGGCAACGGCTATGCCGCGGGCGGGCTCAGCGTGGCGATATCGTCGTCCGCGCAATCCGGCGGGACCTACAAGCTGGTGCCGGTTTCGGACCCGGTTTTTACCGCGTCCGGCACGGTGGGGCCGTTCCGCTATGCGGTGCTTTACAACTCGACGCCGGCAGCGGGGCCATTGATCGGCTATTGGGATCGTGGTGCCGGCATTACGCTGGCGTCCGCCGATACATTCACGGTGGACCTGGACCAGACCAACGGCATTTTGCAGCTCGCCTGATGCCCAGGGATTACGGAACGGCCCTATACGGCACGGGAAATTATTCGGCGCTCACGGCCTCGACCGTAACAGCAACGCAGGGCAGCATCGCCTTGGCCGGGGAAACCGCAACGCTGTTCTGGCAATGCCGGTTTGGCCTGACATTTGGCAGCTTGACGCTCAGCGGGTTTGGGATGCTGTCCAAGGTGGCCCAGACAGTCCCGACAGGGCTTGTTGCATTAAGCGGAAAAGATGTTGCTTTCGGCGGCGGAAACCTTTGGTCACCGGTTGCTCCCGGCAGCGAAAGCTGGGCCCCGCAAATGACGGCGAGCAATCCATGGACGCCCGCGGTGCCGGGCTGCGCCACATGGACACCAAACCCATAGGACTTGCTTAAATGACTGGTACGACCAATCTCAACCTGACAAAGCCAACGGTCGGGGCGGACGCCGATGCCTGGGGCGTCGAACTCAACGCCGATCTGGATATACTGGACGCGCTGCTTCAAACGGCGATTACGGGGCTGACGCTATCGACGGCCGGCGCCAGCGGCACATTCGGTGTCGCGCCCGGCGCCGCTTCCGGCATGATACTGGCCACGGCCTATACCAAGACGACTTCGGCCTGGGCAGCCGGGACGGGGACGGGGGCACTCGATACCGGCTCCATTGCCAATAATAGCTGGTATCACGTTTTTCTGATCCAGCGCGTTGATACGGGCATAATGGATCTGCTGATCTCGATCAGTGCGACATCGCCCACGATGCCGACCAGTTTCACCCGCAAGCGGCGCATCGGCGCGATGAGGACGGACGGTTCGGCACAGTGGCTTAAGTTCACGCAGAATGGCGATGAGTTTCTCTGGACGATTGCGATCCAGGACTTCGCCGGAAGCTTGACCGCATCGGCCACGGCGCAAGACTTGACGCTTTCCGTCCCGCCAGGCGTCAAGGTCATGGCGCGACTCCGTGGCGCATGGGGCAATGGCACCGCAAATGCGGCACTACTAATTGACGCCAAAGATGTGGCGGCGGTCGCCGCAAATTCACCCGTTGGCAACGCCACCGCATATTCGCCCGGTGCTGGCGTCTCGACGCGTTTCAATATTGATGTTCGGACAGACGCTGGCGCCAATGTAAAAATTGTCTGCACAGACAATGGACCAACGGCCTTTATCGTGACCTTTGGCTGGATTGATACGCGCGGCAAAGGGTAGTTAAGTGCCTGAGGATGGCATGGCGATACGCACTTGGCTGCGGCAAGCGCAGAAAAGCCTGTTCTTTGGAAGACCGTTCTTGTAGCCGGATTGGGTCTATAGGGGCTTCTGCAAAACGTAGCAGTGAAAACCTGCCTGATCTTTCGCCGATAAGTCCTCATCCAAGGCGACCAGTGGTTTCGCAAATTTCTCGAACGTGTCTACCCATTCGGCCTTAAGTGCCGGCAGGTCTTTGGCGTTTATCTTGTTCACCATTTTCCAAAGGATGGGGAATAATGGGCGCAAGCCAACGTCCCATATCTGTACGATGGGGCCAGATAGGTGAGAGGTATGAGATGCGACGGAGAGTCCGGCTTGCTGGAATATCTCTCGCCATTCCGAATCTGACTTGCTTTGCTTGATGTTGTCCGACAGGCGGCCGCGGTCCAGCATATCAAGGAATGCAAAGCGCTGGTCACCCGTCTGTTTGAAATAGCGATGATAGAACGAAAAGGTCGGCAGCGTGGTATTGGGCAGAAAAACGCACGCCTTGCCTCCGGGTTTCAGCACCCGCGCAATCTCAGCGAACACGTGGGCGGGTTCATCCAGCCAATAAACAATATTGGAAAATACCGACTGGAAATTACCGTCGGGAAAAGGAAGTGGCTTGTTGCCGTCACCCTGAACGACCTTGCCATAGAAGCCTAGGTCGGCAGCCTTCTTCAGCAAGTTTTCTTTGTGATCGAAGCCGACATCGATCCGATAATCCGGGGGTTTCTTGACGATATTTCCAAGCGACTTTTCGTAGTGATCGAAAACGTCGGCTTTGGCGAAGAATTTATCGAGATTTCCGACCGACTGAAACGCATCGAACTCATCCTTGAACTGACCGCCGGCGCGAATAAAAGAAAAGACGCCGTCGCCGCAGCCCAAATCCAGCGACGGTCCGCGCATCTCGAACTGTCTCATGGCCTGGATATCGCAGGCGCGCCACATGGCTGTTTCCGGACGAAGCCAAAAAACATTTAAAAGCTGCCGCAAATAATCGGTCACAATCTTAACCTCAACTAATTGGAGAATCTGCGTGCTGGCTCAGCTGGGATGGCCCACATAGCTAAGCCAGCGTCACGGAGAGAGCCGCTGGCGTGGGCAGTATCAAGGCTTAATGCGCGATTCATGCTGCATATTAGCCTCCAACGAAAACCAAGGGAACTGTTCTAAATGGCGCGGCTTCCGCTGGCAATTCTACCTGGCGTCTGTGGGGGCTTTACCGACTATCGGAGTGGGGACCGCTATTTCGGCGCCAATCTTTGGATGCCGGGCCCGGACGGTGTGCCGGACTGGACCGATTCTTCAGATACAACCGATCCCGGACGCCGGTGATAGCAGACGCGGCCGGCTGGACGTCTCACTAGCGAGCAAAAAATGACCACAACCAATCTTGGCATGACGATTCCCACGGTGGGCGCGGATTCCGACACCTGGGGCAATGAGCTCAATACCGACCTGGGACTGATCGATGCCTTTGCGGGCTCGCTGATGCCAAGAGCAGAGGTGAGCATTGCTTCGGCAGCGACTTGCGACATCGGCGCGGCGGCTTCCACCGCGGTGGCGGTCAGCGGCACCACGGCCATCACGAGTTTCGGAACCGGGGTGAGCAAAATCCGTTTTGTTCGCTTCACGGGCGCGCTTACGCTCACGCATAATGCAACGAACCTCATCTTGCTGGGTGGTGCGAGTCGCACGACAGCGGCCGGCGATACCGGGCTTTATAGGTCCGACGCCAGCGGAAACTGGCGAGAGTTGGCCTATGCTTCCGCCGCCTATAACCCGAGCGCGCACACGGGAAGCGGCGCCTATGCCCATGCGGCGAGCCCGACCTTTTCGGGGACTGTGAGTGGCGCCGATCTATCCTTTGGCGGTAGTGGATTTTTTAGCGGAAACGGCACCTTCAACGGCACGCTTCTATCCCAGGGTAATTTGTCGTGCGCGAACGGAAGCATCATTTCGGGCAACACGGTATCGGCAACGGGATTCAACGTCTTACATACGATGAGCTGGCAGGGGAATTTTCTTTCCAATACGCCTGCCAACTATGACGTGGTCGCCAATAGCGGCGGCGTGCGTTTGCCTTCCGGCGGCACGTCGTGGACAGCACTTTCCAGCCTTGAATACAAGACAGACGTCATGCCGATTCCCGGCTCTGCGCGGTCTCGCATCAAAAAACTTTCCGGCCGGTTATTTCGCTATCATGCGGACGCACCGGATAGGCCGCAACGCGCCGGCGTGATCTATGAGGATGTCGCGCAAAGCGATGCGTTCCCATGGGCCGCGCATTATTCGCCGGAGCGTGTTTTGACGCAAACGCGCACTGACGAAGCGGGAAACGAGGCGGTCGAGACACACGTCCAAAAGGAAAGCAAGACGGTTTCCTTGGAACAGCTTGTACCCGGCTTGATCGACGCGGTGAACGAGCTCGGCGAGCAACTGGATGCGGCGCTTGCAGACATTCAGGCGCTCAAGGCAACCGCTTCGTAAAGGCTCACCATGGCGCGTCTTCCGATTTCTCTTTCACCCGGGGTTTACCGGGACGGCACGGAATATCAGAGCAAAGGCCGGTATTTCGACGCCAATCTTGTTCGCTGGTACGGCTCAGCCCTCGGTCCGGTCAATGGCTGGCGCGCCCGCGCCTTGTCAGGGCCAACCATTACCGGAAGTCCCCGGGCGGCGCTGGCCTGGAAAGACAATGACCAAAAGACCTGGCTTGCGATCGGGACGCACAGCCACCTCTATGCGATGGATCGGCTTGGCGCGATCTCCGACATCACGCCGGCACCGTTCACATCCGGACGGGCCGATGCGGTGGCGGGTGGCGGCTATGGCACCTTGTTTTACGGCGCATCCACTTATGGCACGCCGCGCGCGGATACCACCCTGATCCTGGATGCCACGCAATGGACGCTCGATACCTGGGGAGAATTTCTCCTGGGCGTGAGCCCCGACGACGGAAAGCTGCATCAGTGGGAATTGGGTGCCGGAACCAAAGCGTCGCCGGTGGCGAACGCGCCAAGTTGCACAGCCGTGGTCACCACCGCCGAACGTTTTGTCTTCGCGCTCGCGACCGACGATCCCCGCACGGTTTCCTGGAGCGATCAGGAGGACAATACCAGCTGGTCGCCGTCCGCCACCAACCAGGCGGGCAGCTTTCCGCTGCAGACCGCGGGGCGGCTGATGTGCGGCTGCCGCGTCAAGGGCGGCACCTTGCTGTTCACCGACCTGGATGCGCATTTCGCCAGCTATATCGGCGGTACGCTGGTTTACGGCTTTGACCGGGTCGGCGATGGCTGTGGCGCGATTTCGCGGCAGGCGGTGGCGTCGTTCGACCAGCAGGCCGTTTGGATGAGCCTGTCGGGCTTTTGGTTGTGGAACGGCGGCGGGGTGGTGCCGCTGGCCTGCGCGGTGATGGATTACATCCGGCAGGACATCAACCTGCAGCAGATGTCCAAGATCGTCGCGGTGGTCAATGCCACCAATTTTGAGATCGAGTGGCGTTATTGTTCGGCCTCTTCCAATGAAATCGACCGCTGTGTGGTGTGGCAGTACAAGGACGATCACTGGAATATCGGCCGCCCGGCGCGGACCTGCGGCGTGGACAAGGGGATTTTTCAATATCCGGTGCTGGTGGACAGCGGCGGCGTGATCTGGGATCACGAAATCGGCTGGGATTATGGCGGCGACACGCCTTTTGCCAGGACCGGGCCGATCGAATTGGGCAATGGCGATCAGGTGATGCACATGCTGGGACTTTATCCCGACGACGCCACGGTTGGGGACGTCACGGCGTCCTTTTCCGTGCGGCGCAATCCCGACGATAGCGCGAAAATGTTCGGGCCTTACGGTCTGGGCGCCAAGACCGATCTGCGTTTCAGCGGCGGGCTGGTGGAAATGACGATTACCGGCGCGCGCAACACCCACTGGCGCCTCGGCACGCCGCGGCTGGACGTGATGGCAGGCGAGGGACGGTGAATCTTTCCAAGCCGCCGGCGCAATATGACGCCACCGATCAATCGCAGATGCGGCGCATTCTGGAAAATGAAGACCGGCGCAACCTCAAGGCGGGGACTGTGTTCGATCGCATCCTGCTGCGCGACACGCAAACCGGCGCGGTGGTGACATTGACGGTGGCCGGCGGAGCCGTGGTCATCGCATGACGCCGCTGCAGGCGGAATGGGCGCGCTGCAGGGATTGGATCCGGGCGGCGGTGGAGCCGACGGGGCTCTACCGCATCGAGGATATCGAGCAGGCGATCGCCCAGGGCTCGATGCAGTTCTGGCCGGGGCGGTATTGCGCGGCGGTGACGGAGTTCGTCGCCTATCCGGGCGGCAGAGTTTTGAACGTCTTTGCCGGGGGCGGCGCAAAGGGCAGGGCTCTGAAAGAACTGACCCGCGAGATGGAGCCCGCCTTTCTGCGTTGGGCCCGCGCCAGCGGCTGCAGGAAAATCATCGGCTTTGGCGTCAACCCGGCCTGGAAGCCGGTGTGCGAAGCCATGGGTTACGAGCATATCTGGACAGTGATGGCAAAGGACGTGGACTAATGGGTGGCAGCAGCAAAACCGAAAGCAGCAATACCGTCGATCCCCAATTGATGGCGCTGTATCAGCAGAATTACGCCACGGCGCAAAGTGTGGCGAACACGCCGTTCCAGCCCTATACCGGCGAACGGGTGGCTTCCTTTTCGCCGCTGCAGCAGACCGGCCAGCAGAATATCCTGGCGGCGGCGAATGATCCCACCGCCACCAACACATTGAATGCGGCGATCGGCGGCTTGAACGGCGCCATGTCCGCAGCGAACGGCCTGACCGGCTATCATGCGCCGACCGTGGCGCCGCCGCCGACGGTCACCCCCACCAGCGTGGCGGCGGGGCAACTTTCCACTACCGACCTAACCCCGTATCTCAATCCTTACACGGATGATGTCGTCAACAGCGCCCTGGCCGACCTGGCCCGCGCACGGGGACAGCAGCAGGTGACGGATAATGCCTCGGCCACCGCGGCGCACGCCTTTGGCGGCACGCGCCAGGCTGTTTTGAATGCCAATACCACCGATGATTATCTGCGCAATGTGGCATCGACCACGGCGGGGCTGCGCCAGACCGGCTATGCCAATGCGCAGCAGGCGGCGCTTGCCGATATCGGCAACCGGCTGGGCGCGGACCAGTTCAACGCCGCCAACCGTTTGGGTGCCGATCAGTTCAACGCCACGGGTGCCTATAACGCCGGTATGGCCAACGCGGCCAACGACCTGACCGGCGCGAACCTGCGGCTGAGCGCGGCCGGCCTGTTGAGCAATCAGGCAAACATGCTAGGCGGCCTATCCAGCACCCAGCTGGACCAGGCGTTGCAGCGGGCAAATGCGGTGCAGTCGGTTGGCGCGCAGCAAACGGCACAGCAGCAGTCGCAGGACGATGCGGCTTATGAGGAATTCCTGCGCCAGCTCAACTATCCCTATCAGCAGCAGCAGTTGCGCAATCAGGCGGTGGGCATGATCCCGATTCAGCAGACACAGACGCAGACAACTTCGAAGTCGCCGGGTTTGCTGGATGTTCTGAACACAGCCGCCAATCTGGGAAGTGCCGCGGCGGCGGGCGGCATAAAGTTCTAGATAGGTTTGTCCGGATTCGCTTGATAGCGCGAAAGAAGGTCCAGTCTCCAATACCTTTGCTCCGCGAGGTGATGTGATGCGGATGATCAATGCCGCAGGGTTGGCGCTTGTTAAAGCCTATGAAGGTCTGAAGCTGGAAGCCTATCGCGACACATCCGGCATCTGGACCATCGGCTACGGCCATACGGCCGGCGTTAAACCCGGCGACAGTATCAGCGCCGAACGTGCCGAACTGCTCTTGGAGGCAGATCTGATAGAGGCGGAGCGCGCCGTATCCGGCCTGGTCAAGGTGCCGTTGAACGACAACCAGTTCTCAGCGCTGGTGAGTTTTGTCTTCAATGTTGGCGCGGGTGCTTTTGCCAATAGCACGCTGCTGAAAAAGCTGAATGAAGGCGGTTACGGTCTGGTACCTGCCTGCCTTAAGTCCTGGATCTTCGACAATGGCAAGGTGCAGACGGGATTGATAAAGCGCCGCGCCGCCGAAGCGGCGCTTTGGAGCATGACGGCAGAGGGGAGCATGGCATGAGACTGGTGGATGATGCGCGGCATTGGTGGCGCTGGTGGTCGTTGCGCATATTGGCTGCGGCGGCGGCCTTGCAGGCGGAGATTGTGCTGTATCCAGAGGCGCTGAAAGGCTGGCTGCCGGATCAATGGATGCACGCCATTGCGTTGGCGCTGCTGTTGATCGGCGCGGGCGCCCGAATGGTCAAGCAGGAGCGCACTCGATGACCCGGCTGTTTGCCCTGCTGGCCGGGTGGAAAGGATATCTGGCGGTATCCGCAGTGTCGGCGCTGCTGGCGGCCGGGGCCACCTATTACGTCGCCGCGATGGGATACCGCCTGACCGTCGCTGGACTGCAGCGCGACCAGGCGCAGGCCAGCGCCAGGGACAGCCAGATCGCATTGGCGCAGTTTCAGGACGATGCGGGCCGTATTCATGCCGCTGCAGAACGTTTCTCCGGTCTTCAAGCCAGGTTCGACCAGCAGTTCGATACCCTTTCCAAGGATTTTCATAGTGCGATCCAAAATCATCCCCTTCCTGCCGATTGCGTGCCTGATGCTGTGCGGCTGCGCCGGCTCACCGACGCCGTCGCCGCGGCCAATGCCGCCGCTGGAGGCGAGCCTGGCGCAGCCGTGTCCCCAACTCCCTGATCCGCCCAGCGGATCGTATGACGCTTGGCAGGATTGGATGCAGAGCGTGGTGCTGCGGGCCTACGGACTCTGCGCTGCGCGCCATGCCGCGACCGTAGCGGCTTGGCCGAAATGAACCAGATCGATCAAGCGGCGCGCGATGCCGCCAACCGGGCGCTGTTGTCCATCGCGGCGCATGAACAAATCTGCGCCGAGCGGCAGGGGCATATCATCCAAAGCCTGCAGGAACTGAAGCAGGATGTGAGGGGACTGTTCCTGCGCTTTTGGGTGGCGGCGATCACTCTGATCACAATTTTGCTCAGTGTCTGCGGGTCGCTGATCTACCTGATCCTCAGCCGGGCGCGTTGATGCGAGAAAGGAATTGATGGGCGGGCGGTTGCGGGGATCAACCATCCGGTGAACGGAACCGAAGCACCCACCAACACCTTGGACCAAATCAGGCTGACTATCTGGAAAAACCTGCGCTAGCCTGAGACTTATCGTTGGGGAGGTACAAATGCTCTTTCGTCCGGTTTTTATGGGACCGCTGCCTGTTTCTTATTACCGAGGGAGAGTATGAGCCACGGCAGATGGAGCCGGAAGTTACCGGCTGGTACCTGTATCCGGCGTCGGCTAAAAAAATCAGCGAGTCGCGCCCTCGACCTCCGTTCTGCATCGGAAGATGCCGCCAACAAAACCTGGCATCATCTGGGCCGTGCATATTGACTCATTAATTCCCTTTCCGGGAAAGCGGCGCACTTAACCGTGACATTGAAGTTGACGCCGGACATGCTGGCGGCGGGTTATGATTTCCTGCGCACCACGCAGCCGTTTCGCGGCTGGCGATTGCCCGAGTCCGATGCGCTGGGGTTTCATGTCGTCCGCCAATCCCGGCTATCCGCCGATTTCGGGGTGGAGCAGGGCATGCCCTTCATCCGGGTCAGCGATGTCCATAACGGCCATGTCGCGACTCTGCTGGCCACGCTCGCACACGAAATGATTCATCTGCGCCAACATCTGACCGGTGATCGTGAGCATCACGGGCCGCGTTTCCGCAAGATGGCGGCGCGGGTTTGCCGCGCACATGGTTTCGACCCCAAGATTTTCTGA